TTGACGGGGATATTGTGAATTTCTTTTCTGTGCTGCGGGAACAGCCGGAAGCGCTGGCCGATAGGATTGCCCTGACCCCGTATGCGCGGGATGTATTCGAGGATTCCCACGCAAACAAGGGAACTACTCCGCTGGACAAGGCATACCGGTTTGCCATCCGCTCCAAAATGGGGCACGGGTTCAAAACCTATACGAAAACCGGTTTCAAGATTGACGTTCACGCCCGGGAGAACTCCTACGCTGTGAAATGCTGGAACCGTATGCCGGGAGATCTCCTTGCAGCTGCTGAACGGCTGAAAGGCGTCCAGATTGAGAACCGGCCCGCCCTGGATCTGATTCGGAAATTCAATCACGACAATGTGCTGATCTATGCTGACCCGCCGTATCTGCTGGAAACCAGGGGCGGAAAGCAATACCGCCATGAAATGACCGAAAAGGACCACCTGGAGCTGCTGGACGCATTGAAGCAGCATACCGGCCCCGTGATACTCAGTGGCTATCCATCGGAACTGTATGACCGGGAGCTTGCCGGGTGGAGCCGAATTGCCCGAAAAAGCTATAACCAGAATGCAGACCAGCGGACGGAAGTGCTGTGGTGCAATTTTGATGTGCCAGGGCTGTTTGATTGGAGCAATGGTGTATGAGTGACTTAGAGCATATAGCAATCCAGCGCCTGCAAGCGGCGTCTGAAATGTCCCTATCCGCCTACGGCCAGCCGCTGATCGTGACGACCTCTGGCGGGAAAGACAGCTCTGTGTGCGTGGAGCTGGCCCAGCGGGCAGGGATCCCGTTTGAGGTCATGCACAACCACACCACGGCAGATGCGCCGGAGACGGTGTATTTTGTCCGGCGGGAGTTTAAGCGGCTGGAGGAGAAGGGGATCAAGTGCATTCTGAATAAGCCTACATACAAGGGCAAGCGGACGTCCATGTGGAACCTGATCCACCAAAAGGTAATGCCGCCAACACGAGTTATCCGGTATTGCTGTGATATTTTGAAAGAACGAGGGGGCAGCGGGCGGTTTATCTGTACGGGTGTTAGATGGGCGGAGTCACTTTCCCGAAAGAATAACAGGGGGATCTACGAGAATATGCCGTCAGACAGAAAAAAGAAAGTTATCCTGACCAATGATAATGATGACCGCCGCCTACTGTTTGAGAATTGCCGCTTGAAAGCAAAAAGAGTGGTAAACCCCATTATTGACTGGCAGGATTCGGATGTTTGGGACTTTTGGAAGATGCAAAAGCTCCTGTAAATCCGCTTTATGCGGAGGGCTGGTGCCGGGTTGGTTGCGTCGGATGCCCGATGGCGGGAAAAGCGGGGCGTGAAGCAGAATTCATCCGGTGGCCTAAATTCAAAAACCTGTATCTGCTGGCGTTTGATCATCTGCTGGAAGAAAGAGCTGCCAGGGGACTCCCCACCAGTTGGCAGACGCCACAGGATGTATTTAACTGGTGGATGGAATATGACATTCTCCCCGGCCAGATGGATCTATTCGTGGAGGATGACGAATGGGAGGATTGATAAATGAGCTATAAACAAAAGGCCATTGCGGCCCTGGAAGCCAACAACTACAACGGCCTGTCTGCCAGTGTTGTGAAGGAATGTATCAAGGTGATTCGGGATCTGCCGGAGGAGGATGGGTGGATCTCCGTTAAGGATAGACTGCCGGATGCAGAGGAAAGGGTTTTGCTAATGACCGCCTATGAAGACGGTAGGGGCGGAACGTACCATGATGTCATGTGTGGTTTCTACGAAGATGGGAACATGTGGAGCGAAGATAGCAAGTGCAACTGGGACTACGAACTGATGCATGGCGAGCTGTATGACGAGGATCGGGACGACTACAGGGTTCCGGAGGGGTGGTATGAAGAATTGAACAATAGAATTGAGGACTATAATGTGGCCGCAATTCCTGATTTAGTCACCCACTGGATGCCCCTGCCGGTGCCGCCGAAGGAGGAAAAGTGATGGAACGATTGACACAGCAATATTTTAGCATGTGTGAACACTGCTCAGAGGGTACTGTGTGCGAGCATTATTGTGACCCGTCTTTTCCCGTATGCGGCAACAAAGCTATTTACGACCGCCTTGCCTCCTATGAGGACACCGGCCTGGAGCCGGAGGGAATTGCAGCAGCGCAGAAGGCCATGAGGGCTGCCCTGGGTTTAGCGTGTGAAGTGCAGTCTTTCAGAAATTTGGGGCAGTTTGACCACCTCCAGGAGTTGGCTCGGGCAGAAAAGGACGGGCGGCTGGTGGTGCTGCCGTGCAAGGTAGGGGCACCGGTTTATCGCGTCGGCGCGGGCATCTGTAAGTGGAGAGAAATTGACAGATGCAATGAATATTGCAGTGGATACGAATACGAGGACTGTTGGGAAGGCGGAAAAGAAGTTCTGGAAGAGAAATTCTGCTTGGAAATGCTCGATAAAGTCGGCAAAACCGTCTTTCTGATCCGCCAGGAGGCAGAGGCGGCGCTGAAAGGAGGCAATGAAAATGCATGATGCGGGGAATGACTGATTTACAAAAAGCCATTGAAACCGTGCAGGATATGCTGGATGTGGTGGATTCCCACGGGAGCTGCTATGTGTATAAGCATAACGGCGGAGATGAGAGGCTGCGGAACGTGTTGGACTGCCTCCGTGCCCAGCAGGAGCAGGAGAACCCTGCGCCCCTGACGCTGGAGGAGCTGCACCAAATGGACGGGGAGCCGGTGTGGATCGCTGAATATCCTGACTGGGGACACTGGGAGCTGTCGACAGATGCACAGGACTACATTGAAGACCGTGACACCGATTTTTATGGAATGAAACACGATGATCCGGATGGGCGGTATGGTTTACACAAGCTTGGCTGGCTTGCCTACCGATGCAGGCCGAAGGAGGCTGACAATGAAGAAATATAAGCATAACTGCATTGAGGATTGAAATGTCTATGACCTACGATGCTTTCTTACATAGCAAAATAGAGGTTGCGCCGGTGAGTGGGTTTACTGTTAAGCCGGAAGAGGTCAACCCGGCGTTGAAACCACATCAGCGGGATGCGGTGATGCTTAGCGTTCAGCGGGAGTACTGCGAGCTGATCATGCCGGGGTATAAAAAGCTGGAGATTCGGAAGACCTGCCCGAAGGTGGAGGTGCCGTTTCTGTGCTATATCTACTGCACAAAGGAAAGGCTCCCGTGGATCAACCAAAAGACGGGGGAGCGGCTGGACGGGTTTGTGATCGGGGAATTTATTTGCGACCGGATCCGAGGGTTCTCTGTGCCAAATCCAACGGCCCAGGACCGGATCGACGAGGGAATTTTGGAGCAGTCCTGTCTGGAGCTACTGGAGGCTGTACCGGTACGCCCAACGGCGGAAGCTGTACGGATGGCATATTTCTGGGCTGAAGGTCTATGAAAAGCCCCTGCCCCTGGAGACCTTTGGGATCGGGCGGGCCCCCCAGAGCTGGCGGTATGTGGAAATGCAGAATTATGAATGCAGAATGCAGAATTAGGGGTTGCTCATTTTGAGGCGGCGCAAAGGAAAAGCAATGAATCGCTATATCAAGCGAAGGAATGGTATAGCCAGGAAACGAATCAATGTGCGAAGGAATAGCTTGGACGGGCCGGGCACGGCAAAGCGCGGAGGGTAATCAATATGAGCAAGAGGGCAAACCTGGAGAAATATTCAAAAGCGGATCTTATTTGGATCATTCGACGGATGACTCCACTGGGCGACAGCTGGGAATTGATGCGGGCTATATCGGACCTGGAATGTGAGAAGGAACGCCAGCGACTTGATGAAGCGGAGAAGATCGCAAAAATCGCCGAGGAAAAGCGTCAAGCGTACATTGAGCTGCTTGCGCCTTATGACGGGAAAACGATATGGGACGTCCCGCATGAGGTCTTGGCGAAAGCGGATAAAGCCATAAAGGAGGCGGAGGCGGCGGACAGAAAATGGAACAGGCTTATGGGCATCAAGGAGGGCGGAAAATGAGTAAGGCGAAAATGCTTGGATTGAACAGACCCTGCATTCCCAATAACCGGCGGCGGGATGGAAAATATCGGGGCGGTGCTGCGGGATTCCCTCAGTCTCGCTGCGCGAGCCAGCTCCCCTTTTGCGAAAGGGGAGCCTTGGGGACAGGGGCGCTCGGGATGACAAAAAGGCGTGAAGCGGCAATGGAATGGGATTGCGACGGTTAGCAATGGCAAGAAAAAGCGCGGAGTTGATTGGCAAGGCAAAGGAATTGTATAGCTCTGCGCCGAGATGTAAAGCGAAGGAATTGGAATGCCTGGTTTAGCGAGGCATGGCAATGGAAGGGCATGGGCGAGCTGAGTGTAGCAAAGGATAAGCCTGGGAATGATTTGCACGGATTTGCAAAGGCGCGGCGAGGCGGAGGGATGGCACTGAATTGTGTGGCGATGGAATTGCACAGTTTTGAAATGAAAAGCCAAGGAATGGCAGTGCGTGGCGTCGAAATGCGAAGGAATTGGAAAGCCTGGCATCGGTGCGCAAAGCAAGGGAAAAGATCGGCGGCGTGTGTCATGGCAAAGGCAGTGCGTGGCAGAGCTTGGTAAAGCGTACAGATTAAATTAACAAAATGAAAGGAACAGTACTATGGAAAAGCACGAACTGAAAGTCAGATTGACGTTTATTGAACCTATTTTGGGTACATCCCCGGCCAATGAGGAGATTTACCGGGAGTTTATTGGGAGCAAGTCGCCGGATGCCGCTACGGTGGACGACGAGGTGGCGGCCATTGGGGCGGATGCGGTGGTGGAGAAGGGAATGACGGTGTTTCCCAGGCTGGAGGACGGGACCCCGTTTCTGTACGATTATCAGATCAAGGGCTTTTTCAAGGACACCTGCGGCGGGTTGCGGAAGGTGGCAGATACGCAGTCCAGCGGGATCAAGGCATTCAAGAAGGAGATCGACAAGTTGATCTTCCCGGAGCCCCGGTGCATCCCAATCCGTTTTACCGGAGAAATGCGGGAGTGCCAGAGGCCCCTCCGGGCGCAGACCGCCGCGGGGGAACGGATCAGTCTGGCCATTTCCGAGGAAATCCCGGCAGGGGCGACGGTGGAGTTTACGGTGGTGTGCTTTTCCAAGGCCCATGTAAAGGCTGTCCGGGAATGGCTGGATTACGGCAGGTTTTCCGGGATCGGCCAGTGGCGGAACTCCGGGAAGGGGCGGTTTACGTGGGAGGAAATCAAGTAAGTACTCTGAAGGTTTGTGGGATCCTTTGCTGGCGCTCAGAATGACAAAATGGGACGCGGCGGAGGATGAAAGGAGGAATGGGCAAGCCCATTCCCTACGGAGCGCGGCGGGGGACGGGAGAAGGAACGGGCAAGATAAGCTCCCTACAGGGCGGGAGGGCGGCGTGTCAAGATGTAAGCGCCCTACGGATGAGAGGGACGGGAAAAGGAACGGGCGAGCCCGTTCCCTACAGAGATGGTGAAAGGGGATCACGTGCATGAGCAGTATCAATTATGTTGACGAATTCAATTTGTTTATGCGGTACGCCAGAAATTACCAGTTGTCTGGCCGGGAACGGCTGCTTTGGATCGCGTTATTTACGATTGCCAATGACCGGGCGATCTACAATGCGCAGGCCAGAGAGTATGAATGGCCCACTGGTTTTTTCCCTGTGCCGAATGGCGAGTTGAGCTTGCACAGCACATTGGACAAGCGCGGCATTGAATCCGTCCGAAACAGTCTCAAGCAGCGGGGGCTGATTGATTTTCACCCAGGCTCCCGGAACACGCGACCGGCGGAGTATAAAATCCATTTTCTGTCGGTGAATGTTGGGTACAAAACTGTACCTAACGATGTACCCAACTGTGTACCCAGCAACGTACCCAACGATGTGCCCAACTGCGTACCCAACAATGTACCCAAGGATGTACCCAGCACGTCCCCATTATATATAGATATAAATAAAGATTTAGATATAGACGTAAATAAAATTATCTCTATATCTGATGATGGTGATGATCCCGGCGGGGCGGCGGGCGCAATCAACGAGTATTTGCAGTGGAGCGGTGTCAGCACGGAGGAGTACTTCCAGACCAATCCGGAGCTGAAAAAAGAGCTGTATGGAGTAACCGTACATATGTTTGAAAAGCTTGGAGGAAGACAGGCCACCGAGCAGGACGCGGCCTATGTGCTGGCCCGGGTGAGAACGTTCCAGGACAGCGTGTGGCGGCTGGATCCGGAGCGGGTGAAACTGCTTGCCTACTGCTTTGAACAGGCGTCCCGGAAGGGGTGCCCTGGAAACTGGAAGTACATAGACGGATGCATGCGGAATTTGGAAGTGCGGGGAATCAAGACGGTGGAGGAGCTGGAGGAGTGGGAGACAGGCGAAAAGATATAAGATACGAGATAAGAGATACAAGACGGTCCCATATCCGCGCAATGCGGATCTGATTTTGGGATCCTTCGCTGTGCTCAGGATGACAAGTATTTTCAGAGTGGCGGAGGATGGAACGAGGAACGGGCGAGGTAAGTTCCCTACAGAGCCGGGGGACGGAATGAGGAACGGGCAAGATAAGTTCTATACGGGGGAGATCACTATGGAGAAAAATGAGGAATTTTTGTATGAGATCCGGCGGGAGGGGAGGATCATGTGTACCTCGCCCCTGCCGATGTGCGGGTACGACCGATCCAAGCTGCGGGAGATCCTGGCGGCGGGATACCGGTATTATGTAAACGGAAAAATGCAGAAAAAGCTACAGTGAGGAGCGGATATTGTGGGGAAAAGATACATTTCCGTTAAAACAGCTCTATTGGCCCTTGGACTGCGGGGCAATGAGGCAAAGTATGGAAACGAAACCGAGGAAGAGGAAAAAAGAAGCGCCAGCACTCGGACAGCGTGGGAGATCGTCAAGGCGCTGAAGACCGGCGCGGTAGATGCGGTGGAGGTGACACGCTGTAAGGACTGCCACTGGTGCCTGCGGTCCGCGAATTTCCGGCACCTGAAATGCATCTGTCCGCAAATGCCCGCGCACACCGTGGAAGCAGAGGGCTTTTGCAGCTATGGTGTCCGAAAAGGCGGTGGACAAAATGACTGATTGGCAGGAAACACGCTGCCGGGTGTGCAAAGCCGTCAAAAGCCCATCCCAGCTGGACGGGACAGGCCGGTGCCGGTTCTGCGCTATGGCAAAGGCCGCGACGGATGCGGGGATGACCTATGGGAAGTACAGGGAAACGGTTCGGAACGGGAGGATCCCTTCAATCATTGAAGCTGACCGTTCCTCTGTGGGCCAAGAGCCACCTGACGGCGGTGCGCTTCAAAACGCGATAAGCGGGCGCAGCCCAAGGGAGGAACGAAGAGCCGTTGGAAGGAATGGGCGAGCCCATTCCCTACAGAGGCTGGAGACGGAAGAGGTGCGGCGGTGCCCGTATTGCGGCAAGGAGGTAAACGGGCGGAAAACATACTGCGATAAGACGTGCTGGTATGGTTTTAACCGGGAAACGGCAAAGAAGCGGGCCAGGGCGGCCTATGCGAGGAGAAAAGGGAAAATCCAAGTGGACCTGCCGTTGTGCCAGGTGTGCGGGAAGCCGATCACCGCAGCGCACCGAAGCGCGTATTGCAGTCCGGCGTGTGCTCAGGCGGGAAAGGCCAAGTTGAAAAGAGAGAAAAGGATGCATGCTAAACAGTGAATGCTGAATGCAAAATGTTAAATTAGGTGCGGTCATTCGGCATTAAATCGGGGGTGGAAGGAATCATTTGTGGGATCCTTCGCTGCGCTCAGGGTGACAGGAGATTTCAGGCGCAGAGAATGACGAAAGAAGGAACGGGCAAGCCCGTTCCCTACAGGACGGGAGGAAAAATTTATGGCAGAACAACGGCCCGGGCGGAAGGTGAAAAATGCGGACATTCCCATGCTCCAGGAGATCCGTATGCTAAAAATGGACATTGTGTCCCTGGAACAGAGAAGAAAATGGGAGCGGGAACGGATGGAGCGCATTACGCAAAGTCTGTCCGCTTCTCCCGGTGGCGGAACGGCAAGGGGGATGGATGAGGCGTTCGCGGCCATTTCCGAACTGGAGGAAAAGCACAAGCAGCTGATCAAACAGTATACCCGAAAGATGAAAAAGGCGGAGCGGATCCTAAGTGGGATCCGAAGCTGTCAGATGCGGACCATGGTGACCATGCTGTATCTGGACAATGTTCCGCCGTCCGCAGTTCAGGCGGTGCTGCATATGTCCCGGTGGGCGTTTGAGAATGCCAGGAACGCCATTGAGGACGCGCCGAGTATGGAGGAGGTTAAATGGTTTGACCGGTACAGCGTAGAGACGTGAAAAGCGCATACGTTTTCGCTTTTGGAAATTCATATAAATTTTCCTTCCCTATGAATAATTCATCGTCTCTTATGATAGGATATTGACAAAACCCTATCACTATGTTATATTACGAGTAGAAAACTAGACTCGAGGTGATTAGGATCGGAACTCCACTCTCTGAAACTGATTTCGTCAGGGTCAAGAAATTCCTGACGAAGATTAAACCACTGTTAGCATCCAATGAATGTACATTTCAAATCTCCGAGAAGAACAAAGACTTTGACCGTCAGTTCTCATTGAGAGATGCAGAAAAGATCAATATCATAAAATCACTCACCCCGGAGGATTGTGTTAAGGTTGACCCCAACGACAACCCACGTTTTGCCGAGTCTGAGGTTTATGTATTTATCAAGTGCGTTGAGATTATAGTCTTTGGAGAATCTGAACTGCATAAGCTTTATATCAAGATCTATTTGAGTGAAAAGAAAACCTACGATACGGTGATCGTGATTTCATTTCACGAGGAGGGGATGCATGGTTAGCTAAGGAAGCAAGAACTGAAAGGGAGGAGAACATGCTATGCCAAGCGAAATGAAGAAAGCCTACTGCATTAATTGCGACGAAAAACAGCCCTATAAACTTAAAACCACCCGGGAAGAGATTAGTGTTCGTGGTACTACTTTCAGCTACCTGGAGCATACTGCTTACTGCGCAGAATGCGGAGATGAGATTTATGTTGCAGAAGTTAATGATATGAATGCCCAGGCCAGAGAGGACGCCTACCGCAAGGCATCCCGCCTAATCACCATTTCCGAGATTAAGGAAATCCTGGATAAGTATAAAATCGGAGCAGGCCCGCTTGCTCTGGTTATGGGATTTGGTGAGGTTACCATCACCCGTTACCTGAGAGGCCAGCTTCCTTCCAGGGATCATTCCGAAAAACTTTTGGAAGTCAGAGCTTCTCATAGAAAGATGGAAGAATATCTTGAAGCAGGTAAAGAGCGTATCAGCAATGTAGCCTATCTGAAATGCCGCAAGGAGATTGATAAACTGATTGATCTTTACGGCAAGAACAAGATTGAGCTGGTGGCCAGATACATTCTCTGCAAAACTATGGACATCACTCCCATGGCACTTCAGAAACTGCTTTATTATGCACAGGCATTTTATCATGCGCTGTTCGGTGAAGAATTGTTTTGTGATGATTGTCAGGCATGGGCTTACGGCCCTGTTTTCCCTGATGTTTACTATCGTTATAAGGAGTATGGCTATGATCCAATTGAGATGCCTACTTCCGAGTTTGATGTGGATATCGGTGAACTGACAACGAAAGAAGTGGAACTGATTGATTCCGTTATGGAGGCCTTTGGTAAATACTCCGGCACGGTTTTGAGCCGCATTACTCATAACGAACGTCCGTGGATTGAGGCGAGAGGTTCACTTCATCCCTATGATCGCGGCGTTACAGTTATTGAACGTGATACCATCAATCACTATTTCGCAGCAGTAGTGAAGAAATATGATATTACGAATCCATGCGATATCGTAAAATACAGCCGAGACATGATTGTCAGAATCTAATTGACGATCTAAATCAGATATTTGTAAGCGTCCGTCTTTACTAGATGGGCGCTTTTCTTATGCCGATCGTAAACAATTGAATTACCACTACGGAATGCGTTTGGCGCATTTAATTTTTTGACGGGGGTGGGAAAATAGGGGTTGAAACAGCAAGACTGTTGTGGCAAAATAGTAGTATCCGAAATTGGATAACAGGAAGGGCTTCCGGCAGCGGGAAAACGCTGAACGGAGGCCCCTTTTTATACCACTGGTAAAGCGCATACGTTTGCGCTTTTGGGTCGGGGAATGGGCAATTCGCTTTGGTATGATTTGGATTCGCCGCGGGTCGCGCCACCATTCCCTACAGTGATGGGAGGAAGATATGAGACAGACGCTTGTGATCGTTTATACGGATGAGATCGAGGCGCTGCTGGAATCCATGGCGGCAAAGCTGACGCCGGGGGAATTTGACCCTATGATGCGCAGGACGCTGAACGATACGGCAAGGCACACCAGAAAGGTGACTGTGGATGAAGTGGCAAAGGAATACGAGGTCAAGAAAACCTGGGTCCGCAAGGCCATGAAAAGCGCCAGGATCACAGGCAGCGGTACGGGCATGGCGTGCATCATCCCAATCGTCGGCCCGAAGGGGAAAATCGGCGGAACCTTCAGCGCCGCAGGCGGCGCGTATGGCTGGAACCCACCGCCCTACCGGATCACGTCTAAAATCGTAAAGGGAGGCGACAGCACCATGCCGTCCATTATGTCCAGCTACGGCGGGCAGCCGCCCTTCCGGAATATCGGCACGATCGCAAAAGGAAAAAGCGGGAGAAAGCTGAAACGGCCGAAGGATTCGCCGACAAAGACCGGCAAACTGGGGTCGCTGACCTGGACCAGAACGGGAGAATCGCGATTTCCAATCGAACCGGTGGCGGGCCTGGCGGCGGCGCAGATGGTGATGAACCGGGCCAGACCGGAAATTGAAGAGGAGACCTTGGGATATTTAGAAGCCCGGGCGGTGCATCACTTCTCCCGGATATTTGGGTAAAAGCGAAAACGTATGCGCTTTTTAAAATGCAGAATTCATTGTGAGATCCTTCGCACGGCTTCAGGATGACAGCTGATTTGGGGGACGGCGGCGAGGAATTCCCTCAATCACCAGTGCGCGCACTGGTGACAGCAATGAATTATGGTATGATTGCCACCGGCAATCATGATGACTTGAATTCGCTGCGGGTCGCGCCACCCTTTTGCGAAAGGGGAGCCTTGGACAAGGGACGGCGGTGGACGAAAGAAGGAATGGGCGAGCCCATTCCCCACGGGTACAGAGGAGATCGGATATGGGGGTTACGCTGACCAAGAAGGAGCTGGCGACAGTGGCGGGGTATACGTACCGGCGGCTGTATGACATTGACGCGGGGCTTCCTGGGAATAAAAAATTGTTTGTGAAGAGCGAGGACGGAAAATACGACCTCGCTCTTTTTGTGCAGCGGTGGGTTGACTACAACCTGAACGAAAAGCACGATGAGGACGAACTATCTCTGGAGGCGGCAAAGGCCATCCACGAGCAGGTGAAGATCGAAAAGACCCGGCTGGAAGTGGCGAAAATGCAGGGGGAGCTTGTGGATGTGAACGAGGTGCGGCGGCTTTGGGGAACCGTTGCCCGGACGGTGGTCCAGAACCTGACCCGGCTCCCCAACAAAATAGGGCAGCAGGTGTACATGGTGGAAAATATGGAGCTGGTGATCGGGATTATCGACAAGGAGATCCGGGATTGCCTGACCGATATTGCGGAAACACCGCTTCCCAGGGAGGCGGAAAAAGTTAAGGACGGGGAGGAGGAAGAAACCGGCGACGAAGAGGAGTGACGGAACATGGATATTGCCGATTTGCTTGCCAAAACCTATGAGATGTTTCGACCACCGAGCAATGACACGGTAAGCGAATGGGCAGACAGAAACCGAATGCTGGTATCGGAGGCATCCGCCGAGCCGGGGCCGTGGAGAACGGACCGGGCACCTTACCAAAGGGAGATCATGGACGCTTTTACCCAACCGGGCATCCATGAAATCGCGATTATGGCATCCGCCCAGGTGGGCAAGTCGGAAATGGAGCTGAATATGCTGGGCCGGGCCATCGACATCGATCCCGGCCCTATGCTATATGTCCAGCCCACCGACAAGGTGGCGGATGACTATTCCAAGCGGCGGATCGCGCCGATGATCTCTGCCTGCCCGAGCCTGCGGGACAAGGTGTACCGAGCCAGAGGAAGGGACAGCGGGAACACCATTACCATGAAAACCTTCCCAGGGGGGAGCCTCGCCATCATCGGGGCAAACAGCCCGGCGGATCTGGCCAGCAAGCCGGTGCGCTATGTATTTTTGGACGAAATTGACCGCTTTCCCGCCAGCGCCGGAACGGAGGGCGACCCGATTGAACTGGCCGAGCGGCGGACGGAGACCTTCCGGCACAACCGGAAAATCGTGAAATGCAGCACGCCGACCATCAAGGGCAAAAGTAAAATCGAGAGGGCTTTCATGGAAGGAACACAAGAGGAGTGGCGGACGGAGTGCCCCCACTGCCACAATTTTAGTTTTATTCAATTTGACGATGTGCGTTTTGACAAGAAAGCCTTTGAGGATCAGGATGGGCAGAAACGGTATACCGTTGGCAATACCCGGTGGCGGTGCCCCATTTGCAGAAGAGAGACGCCGGAGCTCGAGGTGAAGCGGTGCCCCGCCAAATGGTTCGTGAAAAATCCGGAGGCCATCAAAAACGGCGTCCGGTCTTTCCGCTTGAACGCCTTTATGTCGCCGTGGTCTGACTGGAAAGCCATTGCGCTGTCGTTCCTGAAAGCGAAGGACGATCCGGAGCTATTAAAGGTCTTTCACAACACCATGCTGGGAGAGAGCTGGGAGCTGCGGGACCGTTCCGGTGCGCCGGAAAAGCTGTACGCCCGGCGGGAGCACTACAACGCGGAGGTGCCCACGGGGGTACTGGTGCTGACTATGGGAATCGATACCCAGGACAACCGCCTGGAATATGAGGTGGTTGGCTGGGACCGGTATGAACAGAGCTGGGGGATCTCCCGGGGAGTGATTCCGGGAAGAGCGGACGCGCCCGGGGTCTGGGAAGAGGTGGACGGTCTGCTGGACCGGGAGTGGCGGATGGCCAATGGGATGACCATGCGGGTGCTGGCTACGTTTATGGACAGCGGCGGCCACTTTACCGAGGAGGTTTACAAGGAATGCGCACGCCGGGCCAGCCGAAGAGTTTGGGCCATCAAGGGCGAGCAGGGCGAGGGAAAGCCTTATGTGCGGCTGATGAAGGACGCCAATCTGCCCAAGGGTTCTGTCGGCTTCATGATCGCGGTAGACGCGGGAAAAGAGGCGATTCTGTACTCCACCGGCGTGGAGGAGCCAGGGGCGAGGTTCATGCACTTCCCCATGGATCCGCGCTGCGGGTATGACATGGAGTATTTCCGGGGGTTGATCTCCGAGAAGCAGATCCTGGTCCGGAAGAAGGGGCAAATGACCGTTAAATGGGAGCAAACTTACGAACGGAACGAACCACTGGACTGCCGGAACTATGCCCGGGCCGCGTATAAGTACTTCAACTGGAACTTTGACAAGACGGAGAAGGTCTTGAATGGAGAGGTGGAGCAGAAGACGGTAACCAGGCAGGAGGCGGAACGGCGGAAGCAAAAACGGATCGTGAGTAAAGGAATACAGGTTTAATGCAGAATTAGGAGCGACTTTTGAGGTGCGGCGGAAGAATCCGTGGGATCCTTCGCACGGATTCTGGATGACAGAAGTTTTAGGGGGTGTGGGATTATGGCGGCAACATCGGTTTGGACGCTGGAGGAGGCGCAGACCATGGTGGAGGAAATCAAGACGGCCATCAAATCAATTGTAAACGGGACAGCCCGGGCGTACAAGGTGGGGACCCGGGAATATACGGCGCTGGATTTGGACGAGTTGAACGCCATGCTGAATTACTTTGGCAATGTGGTGGAATCTCTGTCCGGGAAGGTTCGGACAAACCGGGTAGTGCGGGTGGTGCCGAGAGATCTTTGAGAAAAGCGCATACGTTTGCGCTTCTGGGCGCGGAGGAATTGGGATGGGATCCTTCGCACGGCTTCAGGATGACAAAAGATTTTGAGGTGGCGGCGGAGGCGGCGCGTCAAAGATGCCGCGCTCTACGGAAGAGGGAGAAAGAGGAACGGGCAATGCACTATGGTATGATTGCCACCGGCAATCATAATCCTTTGGATCCGCTGCGCGGAGCACCACCCGTTCCCTACAGGATGAAGGGAGAATATGAAACAGGAGAAACCGAATTTTAAGGAGCGGGCAATTTATTTGTTCTCGCCGGAAAAGGGGGAGCGGGCGTTTCAAAAGCGCGTTCGGGAGCAGAAAAGAGAGATGGCTGGGCAGATCCGGGAGGCGGCCAGCGGGTACGGAAACCACGGGGCCAGCACCACCCTGAACAGTATGATGGGATGGCTGGTGGGCGGCGGCAGTGCGGAGGACGACATCGATCTGCACGGCGCGACCCTGCGGCAGCGGTCCCGGGACCTGTATGCCGGGGGCGGACTGGCCAGAAGCGGCCCAGCGACGCTGGCTACCAATGTGGTGGCCTGGGGCATCCAGCCGAAGCCAAAAATTGACGGGGCGGTGCTGGGGCTATCCGACGAAGCGTGCGACGAGTGGGAGCGGAACACCCTGCGGGAGTTCCGGCTGTGGGCGGACAATCCCATGTGCGACGCGGAGCGAAGCAAGGATTTTTACACCATGCAGCAGCTGACCTTCCTCTCGGAGCTGATCAGCGGAGACTGCTTTGCTTTATTTGGCATGAAGCCAAACAAGCGGACGCCCTACCAAACGGTGATCCGGATCCTGGAGGCGGACCGGGTGTGCACGCCGGATACCAGCGGGGACTCGGAGGCAACGGAGACGGAAAGCGGCGGGCGGATTGTGGACGGGATCGAGCTGAACCGGGAAGGGGAAGTGATCCGCTATCACATTGCCAACCGGCATCCGCTGATGGAGAGCGCGACCCAAAGCCTGGAGTGGGTGGCGGTGGACGCCTACGGGAAGGACACCGGCTATCCCAACATCCTGCACATCACCACCTGGGAGCGGCCGGAGCAGCGGCGGGGCATCCCCTTTGTGGCGGCCCAAATCGAGCAGATCAAGCAGCTGGACCGGTATATCACCTCGGAGCTGGCGGCCAACGTGGTTTCATCCATGCTGACCGCCTTTATTCTTTCCGACGAGGACGACGGAAAAGCCGGGATGGAGGACGCGGTCAACGAGGAGGAGAAAATCACAGACGATGATTTTAAGCTGGAGCTGGCCCCCGGCGCGATCTACGACCTGCCTCCGGGGAAGACCATCAAGGAAGTCAACCCCCTGCGAAACAACAGCAGCTTTGAATCCTTTGTGAATACCATGTTCACCATCATCGGCGCGGGCATGGAGATTCCCAAAGAGGTGCTGATCAAGAAATACGAGACCAACTACACGGCGGCACGGGCGGCGCTGCTGGACTTCTGGCGGACGGTGAAGAAATACCGGGCGGCTTTCAACAGCCGGTTCAACCAGCCGGTGTATGAGGCATGGCTGAGCGAGGCGGTTGCCATCGGGCGGATCGAGGCCCCGGGGTTCTTCGATGATCCGGCCATCCGGCAGGCGTGGTGCGGGTGCATGTGGATGGGCGCGTCCATGGGCCATGTGGACCCGCTGAAGGAAGTGAACGCCGCGGAGAAGCGGATCTCCATGAATATCAGCACCCAGGAGCAGGAGGCGTCGGAGTACAACGGCAATGATTGGAACGCCAATGTGCTTCAGAGGAAGAAGGAGGCCGCGGCGATGCGGGAGATGGGAGACGGAGAAGGAAAGCGGGAGACTGACAAGAGAAAATAGATACAAGATATAAGATACGAGATGTACGAAACAATTCCATTTATCTTATATCTTGTATCTCATATCTCAATATCTTTAACCGAAGGGGGAAGAAATGTGAGTAAGAACAAGGGATTCCGGTTTGCTTATGAGATCCGCGAGACGGCGGACGCGGGCGAGGCGGAGATTTTGATTTACAGCAGGATCGTCCAGGAAAAGTGGCGGGGGGATGACCCGGAAATTACCGCCAAGGACTTTGACAAGCTGCTGAAAAGTGCCAAGAACAGCGGTGCGGAAAGTCTTCGCCTGCGGATCAACTGCCCCGGCGGCAGCGTGGGGCAGGCGGTAGCAATGAAAACCATGGTACAGAACGCCGGTTTTGAGACGGTGTATGTGGATATTGAAGGGCTGTGCGCCAGCGCGGCCACTTTTTTTGTCTGCATTCCGGGGGCCCATGTCCGGATTTCCCAAGGGAGTGAATTTATGATCCACAACCCGGCGGGGTGCTGCTTTGGCGGGGCCAGGGATTTTACCAGAATGGCGGAACGGCTTTCCAAGATGGAGAGTGACCAGCACCAGATGTATGCCGCCAGGACCGGGAAGACGCCGGAGCAGATCAAGGCGTGGATGGACGCGGAAACCTGGTTTACCGCGAAGGAAGCGGTGGAAAACGGATTTGCGGATGAACTGACGGGGAGCGTGGACGCCGCCGCGTGCGCGTCCGCGGATGCGTGGGCGCTGATGCAGGAACTATACGGCGCGATCCCGGAGGGGATCCGCAACAGAAGCCCCGAGGGGGCAGACGAAAAGGTCAGAAACGGGACGGCGCAAGTTGCCAGCGCCCCCGGTGCTGAATATCAAAATACCCATGAGGAGGGAAAGGAAAAAATGGAGATCAAAGACGCAACCGTGGAGCAGATCCAGGCGGAGAATGCCGCGCTGCACAATGCAATCCTGCAGCAGGGAATCCAGGCGGAGCGCACCCGGATCCAGGAGATCGACGCCATGACCCAGGAGGGCTTCGAGGAGCTGGCGAAGGAGGCTAAGGAGAAGGGCACCTCTGCCGCAGACTTCCTGAAGCAGGTGGTGGCGGAGCAGACCAAGCGCAAGCAGGCATTCCTGGCCCAGCGGAGAAAGGAAACCGTGCCCGCTCAGGCTGTGACGGCGGGGAGCAGCGAGGACCACGACGCTGGCAAGTCTGAAGAGGACGAGATCAAGGCCTTTGCCAAGGAGATGGCGGCCCTGGCCCAGGAGGTCCGGGCGGATATGGGCGAGGGCATGTACTAAGAAAGGAAGGGAATTAAGCATGAGTCTGTATGAAAAAATCGGCAGCAGCAGCCCCACCTATCTGCTCTCGGATCCCCAGGGAGCGGATGTGATCGCCATTCCCTGCAAGCCGGGAAACGGCACCGTGAAGCGGGGTACCGTGATGTACCGGGAGGAAAGCGGCTTGTGGTCCCCCGCAGCGGCGGAAAACGCGGTGGCGGCGAATCAGCTTGCCGTGCTGGATGAGACTGTGGACACCACCGCATCGACCACGATCGCGGAGGATGCGAGAGCTTTCCGGGCGGGGCACTTCATCAAGGGCAAGGTGACGCTGGCGGAGGACGCCGCTGTCACGACCGCGGTAGAGGTGGTGCTGCGGGGCCAGGGGATCGTGTTCGACCAGATGGTGGGCACAGACACCTTCAACAATGTGACGGCGTAAAGGAGGAACGACATATGCCAATCGATATCTATTCTACCCGGGCACAGCTGGCGGCCATCGAGCAGCAGCCCCGGGAACACACCTGGCTGTATGACATCTTCGTACAGGAGATGGCTCCTGTGGAGGACGACAAGGCCATCTACGATTTCAAGAAGGGTGAGCGCATGATGGCTCCCTTCGTCACTCCCGGCACCGGCGGCGTGGTGATGGGCCGCACAGGCTTTGAGACCCGGGAGATCGGCTTCTGCACCATTGCCCCGGAGCGGGTGATTGCGAACAACGACCTGAAAGGCCGCACCTTCGGTGAGCGGGTGCTGGGCGCTATGACCCCGGAGCAGCGGGAAAAGAAGATGCTGGCCCGGGATCAGGTCGAGATGCGCCGTGCAATCCAGCGCCGCCGGGAGTGGATGGCACGGCAGGTGCTGCTGACCGGTAAGCTGAGCATTTTCCGCTATACCAACGAGGGCCGGGACATGCAGACTACCCTGGTCGCGGACTACGACTTTACCAACAAGTACGTCCCCGCCGCCAAGTGGAGCGACGCCGACGCGGACATCGAGACGGACATGCAGGAGATGTTCGATCTGGTGTACGAGGGCCTGGGATATGTGGACATGATCGTGATGGACCCCGCCTCCGCCCGGGCGATGATCGGCAACAGCAAGTACATCAAGCAGTTCGACGGGCGGAACATCGACATGGGCAAGATCAATACCCAGTACAGGGGCCAGGGCGTCCGCTTCATCGGGTGGAACTCCGATGGCGTAGAGATGTACTCCTGCTCCGCATCCTTCGTGGATGACGACGGCACCACCAAGCCGCTGCTGCCCAGGGGTACCGTGATTGCGGGAAGCAAGGGCGTTCTGAAATGCCCCCACGGCCCGGTGACCCAGGTGGAGGAGACCGGCCCCAACGCCAAGCACAAGACCTACATCAAGAAGGAAGTGCCTCTGCACTACGGCAGCATCGACGGAAGCGTCATCAAGAACCGGATCACCAGCTGCCCCACCATCGTCCCCTTTAATGTGGACGCCTGGGCGGTGGCGAACGTGCTGTAAGGAGGGACTTGTATGTATGTGGCAAAATGCCATGTAAGGCTCAAGGACTATACCGCCCGGCCCGGAGAAGTGTTTGAGGATGCGCTGGATGAGCAGACACTCCGGCGGCTGGTGCAGCTGGGGGCTGTGGAGGAGGTCCCGATACCCGGCAAGGTGCAGAGCGAGGGCGGAGAAAACCTGGGCGGCGCCGCGGGATTCCCTCAGTCACCGCCTGAGACGGGGGACGGGGCGGTAGACGAGGAAGGAACGGGCGAGCCCGTTCCCGACGGGAATGTGGAGGAGCCTGTTCCGCCTCCGGTGATCGACGCGATGGACGGGATCTCTGCCGGGAAGAAGGGAAAAGGTAAGAAAGGTTGAAGGTAAGAGACATTTCCACCGGTAGGATCCTGGAGGTCAACGGCTGCTATGGGATGCGGTTGATCGAGCAGGGAATGGCGGTGATGGTTCGGGACGGGTCGGATCATTCCGGCGCGTCAGGAGGTAAGCGCCATACGGAGACGGGAGTAATTCCCTCAGTCTCGCTTTGCGAGCCAGCTCCCCTTATGAAGGGGAGCCAGGAGACGGCACGAAGGCGGAAGGGGAAGGGGGAGTTGGATGGCGCTGGTGGATAAAATCGCCGGGGACAACCACCGGGTATTCGGGAACGACAAGCAATTTGCCAGCTGGCATACCTGGAACGGGAAGCGGTTTCTGTGCGTCACCGACGAGGAGGCCGCATTGAAGCGGAAGAACAACAATGTCATCGACATCAGCTGGGACAACAACACCACGGAGGTGGTTGTTTATGTTGCCAAAGAGGACTTCCCTGGCCGGGTGATCCCCAACGAGCACGGTATCTTTGACCGCAAGCCCATGAAGATCCTTCAGAAGAATGAGGACATGGGGATGCTGACGATCGTTCTCGTCTCCTACGATCCGAAGGCGGTGAACGGATAAATGCGCACGAGAAAGCGGCTGCTGGCCCTGAAACAGTGGACGTTCGACCGGATCTGCAAGGGCAGAAGCATGAAAACCCCCGGGCGGGATGAGGACGGAAACGAGGATATTACCGTGATCGCCCGGCAGGAGCCCCAGGTTTTCCTCGGGTGGCAGCCCATGCGTCCGGATGAATCGGGAATTCCCCGGATAGATCCGCTGAACGTTTGCCCCGGAATTCTGATCGCTCCGAATATCGGGAACGCAAAGCTGGTGGAGGAAAAACGGTTTGACCGGTATTCAAATGTTCACCGGCCCCAGGAGCTGGGACGATGGCTGAATGTGGATGTTCTTTTCAGCGTGTATGAGCCGGGGATCCGGCTGCCTGGATTCGTAGAGAGTGCCGAGAGCGAGGAAGGGCTGGACATGAGCAAGCTGGTGGAGGGGACAGAGGAAGGCCTGTTCACCCTGACAGACTGGATCGACGACTTTTTGGACGCTCTGGTGGCGGCAAAGAGTATTCCGGGATCGGACCTGTTTGTGGACGAAGCCAGCATTCTCTACGGACCCTATCAGGAGGGCGGCTACATTGCAGATAAGAGGCCGCTGTACTACGGATTGATCACTGCGAAATTTCAATGCTACGCCGAGGGAGAAAACAACGACGTTGTCAGCAAACTATTACGATGAGGAGGCAAACAAACCATGGCAGACTATTTGCATGGAGCCTACGGACAAATCTTAGCCGTAGGCAGCCGGGTATCCACCGCGATCCCCAGTGCCATTGTGTATATCGGCACCGCACCGGTACACATGGTGGAGGGCGGAGAAAAGGCGGTGAACCGGCCCATTCTGGTATCCAATATCGCGGAGGCGAGAAAGAAACTGGGATACAGCGACGACTATGCGAGCTACACCCTGTGTGAGGCAATGCACGTCCACTTCGACTTAAACGGCGTGGGGCCGCTGGTATTTATCAATGTGCTGGATCCAAAGAAGCATATGGCGAGCGAGACAGTCAGCAAGAGCCTGACGCCGGAAAACGGGCGGATCGTGCTGGCCGCCGCGGAAAAGATCATTCTGGATACGGTGGAAGTCCAGGCGGGAGAGACTGGGAAGGTCAAGGGCGAGGACTACGTGCTCGGCTATGACACGGACAAAAAGCTGCTGATTATCTCTGAAACGGAGAAGGGATCCCTGGGCAGCACCGCCGTCAGCATCCGATACAGGGAGATCGACCCGTCCGCTGTGACCACCGATGACGTGATCGGCACCACCGACGGGTGCGGCCTGAATACAGGCATTTACGCCGTCCAGAACGTCTATCAGGCCACCGGCTACATTCCATCCTTCCTGCTTGCCCCGGGCTTTGCGTCCATTCCCGCGGTGCACAGCGTTCTGGCTGAAAACTCCACAAAGATCAACGGGCACTGGGACTCCTATATGCTTACGGATCTGCCTATCCAGGACGGCGAGGGACCAGTGACACTGGCGAGCGCCAAACAGTGGAAGAACGCCAACGGCTACAAGAAGGAGAACGAGACCGTCTATTTCCCCATGGTATCCGGGACTGATGGGAAGAAATACCACATTTCCGTGCTGGCGGCCGCCAACATGCAGCTGCTCCTGGCGGAGCAGGACGGGATCCCCTACCGGACGGCCAGCAACACGGAGTGTGGACTGATCGAAAACCTGTACCTGGGGGAGGAAAGCGCCAGCCGGGTATATGACGACACCACCATCAACAATCAGCTGAACAAGAACGGGATCGCCTCCGCCGCCTTTGTGGGTGGGCGCTGGGCCATCTGGGGGGCGCACAGCGCCGATTACAGCCAGGACAATATCAACAGCATCAACGTATCGGAGACCAACCGAATGATGCTGTATTACATCAGCAACGACTTCCAGCAGCGCAGATCCCGGGATGTAGACAAGCAGCTGACGGAAAACGACCTGCAGTCCATTGTGGCGGAGGAACAGGCGCGGCTTGACGCCCTGGTGAAAATCGGCGCGCTGGTCTATGGCGAGGTACACCTGAGCGTTGGCGGAGACGCGCTGAGCGATGTGGTCAACGGCGACTTTACCATCACCTTCAATGTCACCACAACGCCGCTGGCTAAGAGCCTGACGGCAAAGGTCAACTGGACCGCCGAGGGCTTTGTCACCTATTTTGAGGCCTTCGCAAGCCAGGCGAAGCAGTAACGAAGGAGGGAAAACCAATGCTGGCAAAGGTATACAACAATGTGGAGGGCAACCGGGTACTGGACAACGGGAAGGTGTGCGAGGATGTGACCAGCTTTACGCTGCCCACGATCTCCCATCCCACCAGCACCATTTCCGCCTCCGGCATGGCAATGGATGTGGACATTCCCAACACCACCCACCTGGAGGCAGCGGAATTCGGTGTGAGCCACAACAACGGCGTCAACTGCAATCTGCTGGGCGCACCCGGGAAGCACTCCCTGGAGGGCCGGGCCGTGCGCCAGCGGTACAATGTTGCCAAGGGCGAGATCGAGCATGAGAGCGTCAAGTGGCGCGTTACCGGTATTCACAAGTCCACGGAGAAGGGGAATATCGAAACGGGAAATCCATACGGCAGCACGGAGAAATTCTCGGTGCTGCGGTTTGAGGAGATCGTGGACGGCGTGACCACTGTGCTGGTGGACGCCATGGCCGGGATCATCAGCTTCAACGGGAAATCCTACACGGATCCGGTGGAGAACCTGCTGAAATAACGGGGCCGCGTCTCTGGCCAGGTTCGGAGAAGGACGTTATGAGGAATGGACGAGTCCGTTCCCTACGGGAGGGGGGATTCCCTCAGTCAGCCCAAATTGAAAAGGAGAATAAAAATGGAACAGATCAAGAAACAGAAGACCGAAGAAGAGACGGTGAATAAGGTGGCGGAGGAAGAGAAGAAACCGACCACCATTCTGGACCCGGAGGAACAGATCCGGATGTTTGCCAGGGGCAAGATGACTCTGCAAAAGCCCATTCAGGACGGCGAGAATGTGGTAAAGGAGCTTGCGTGGGACTTCGCCGCTCTGACGGGGGCGGAATACGTCGACGCGATGGACCGGGATCCAAGGGCCGTCAACACCTTCCGGATCACCAACACCCAGGCCATGCACCTGTTTGCGGAGGCCGCGGGAAAGGCGACGCCCGGGATCGACGCGACGGATATCCGGCGGGGCCTGGGCATTATGGACACGCAGAAAGCGATCCAGCTGGCAACGGTTTTTTTCACGGCGTCCAACCGGGTGGGAAACAAGTATATCTCCAACGGGTAACGGAAGCGGCGATGGCCAGCGGTACCAGCATTGCGGATATGCTGTCGCTTCCCATCCTGCGGTTTTATGATATCGTGAAAGCGATCAGCGCCGTGTTGGACGCCAGAAAGAGTAAGCGGTCGAGGTGATCCCCGCCGGAAGGGAAATGGCCAAAAGCGCATACGTTTGCGCTTTTGGCCGCGGGGGACGGGCAAGCCAGGAACAGGCAAGATAAGTTCCCTACGGAGATGGAGGTCAAATGGAATTATACTACGAGGGCGTGGATATTACAAAGGATGTGCAGATCGTTGCCGCAAAGAGTACGGACGCGTCCGGAGGGCGGAGCGACGGCCTGGAGCTGACGGTGGAGCACGCGGATGTCTGGCACCGGTGGCAGCCCAGGGCGGACGACCGGATCGAGCTTAGCCGGGACGGCTATTCCACGGGGACCCTCTACATAAACGCGGTGGCGGCGGAGGACAACCGATACCGCATTTTGGCCTCCTCCGGGAAGACAGCCGCCAGGCAAAAAAGAAGCATGACCTTCCAGGGGAAGACCCTGGAGGAGATCATGAAGCACTGCGGGGGAGAATGCGGCATGGAGCACAGGATCTTTGGACTGGATAAGAGACTGTACTACCCCTATTTGCAGCGGTACGGTATGGGCAGCGCGGCGTTCCTGGACAAGCTCGCCCAAATGGAGGGGGCGGTCCTGAAAACCTACTCCGGAAGATTTACGATGATCGGCGTGCTGGCGGCGCAGGAGCTTCCCGCCGCCCAGACGATTTGGCTCGATACAAAGCAGGAGGGGGCCTTTTATGAGCGGAAGGACTATGCCAAAATCAAAAGCGTAACCGTCTGTACCCCGTTTGCCCGGGCAACGGCAACAGACACGGCCATTGCCCAAGGGGAAGCGGTGATCCTTGGCGGCATGCCTGCCAGAGATCCAGGAACGGCTGGACGGTGGGCGCGGGGACTGCTGCTGAGCATCAACCGAAAAGCGGAACGGCTGACCATTGAAAGCGGCTTCCAAGCGGGGTGGTCTGCCATGGTTCGGATCGATGTGGACGGGGAAGCGGCGACGGCGGGGGAATGGATGATCGACGAGGTGAAGCATGACTTCGTGGAAGGGAAAAGCAAGGCGACATTGGTCCGGTGCGTCCGGACGGTGAAATAGAAAAGCGAAAACGTATGCGCTTTTGGAGGGAGATTCCCTCAAGTGAGTGTGGCGGAAGATGGGAGAAGGAATGGGCGATTCGCTTATGAATGAGGAACGATACGGCGCGGCTCTGGAACGGGGCGTGGTCGAGAAAATAGAGGGCGGCAGATATACGGTCAGGTCCTTCACGCGGGATGGGATCGTGAGTTTGCCGATACGGGCCATTGAACACACGGGCACCTTATCCGTTGGGGATGGGGTGTATTTTTTTGTGTTCCCGGATGGGGACGGGGTTATTTTGGCGCGGATGGAGTAGGGGAAAAGCGCATACGTTTTCGCTTTTGGAAGGAAAGCCAAGCGGCGGAAGACGGGGGAAACGGGCGAGATAAGTTCCCTACGGTGGTGAGAATGCGGGGGAAGTGAGGAAGAATGGGCAAGGTATTACGGGCGGATATCGTCATTGGCGGACGGGCTGACGGCAGCTTATTTGCTTTGGGCGGCACGCTGCTGTCTCTGGGAGCGCAGATCAACGGGATCAGCAGCAAACTGATCGATTTTGGAAAAGAAAGCACCGAAGCATACGCCTCCTTTGAAGACTATATGCTGGACGCGGAGGTGGCGCTGCGGACTCAGTACAAATCCACGGGAGAGCTGAGCAAAGCCATGGAGCAGCTGGACCAGGCGGGAATGCAATGGGCCAGCGACAGCCGCTTTACCACCCAGGACGTGGCCAAGGGCATCAGCGAGGCAGCCCACGCAGGCTGGGACCTGCAAAGGATCCTGAGCGGCATGCCCGCGGCCATTGACATATCTCTGGCAGGCGGTATGGACCTTGCCCAGGGCCTGCAATATCTGGTGGATGTGTCCAACGCCGCGGGGGTCGGATTTGAAGACCTGGGGCAGTTGGTTGACTACTGGGCCTATGCGGCAAACCGGTCCTCCACCACAATCCCGGAAATGGGCGAGGCCATGCAGAAAATGGGCGCGACCATGCAGTTTGCCAAGGGAGACATGGCAGGGCTTGTGACTATGCTGGCGGTGCTGGCGGACAATGGCGCAAAGGGCACAGAAGCGGGCACACTGCTGCGCAATTCCCTCATCCGCATGATCGCTCCCACCGAGAAAGCCGCCGAGGCAATGGCGGACCTGGATCTGACCATGGACGAGCTGGACGAGATCTACGGCGATTCCGAAGGGCTGGAGGAGGCTGTGGAAGCTCTGAAGGAAGCGGGCTTTTCCGCCTATGACGCCTCTGGGAAGCTGAAACCGCTGGTCCAGGTGTGGGAAGAGCTGAACGACGTGACCAGGGACATGACGGAGGAGGAACGGAACAAGACCCTCTCCGCCATCTTCCCGACCCGGACCATAACCGGGGCGCTGGCTCTGCTGGAGGCCGCTGAGAAAGACTGGGACGGGCTGTATGAATCCATCCGCGACAACGCGGAAGGGTACGCGGACTATGCCGCCCAGACGATGGAGAGCGGCCTGGGCGGAGCCCTGCGGCACCTGGAGAGCGTGTACAACGCCCTGCAAACCAGAACGGGCGAGGAGCTGGCAGGAGTGGTCTCCTCTGTGGCGGACGGGCTTTCCGGACTGGTGGAGGGCGTCAACGGACTGGACAACGCCACATTCCAGGGACTGCTCTCCGGTCTGGGCGTGATCGCCGGAGCGGGACCCGCCCTGCTGACGGTAGGCGGCGGAATGCGTCTGATCGGCGCGGTGATTGGGACCGGCCTGCCGGGGCAGCTGGTGCTTGCGGGCCTTGGCCTTACCGCGCTGACGGCGGGGCTGATTGGCTACAGAGCGGAGGCGGAAAAACAGGAGTACCAGGATCACTTCGGCGGCCTGGCCCTGGACATGGACCGGATCCAAGACTATGTTTCCTCCCTGGACGCGGGGCTTACCGCCGCCGAGGAACGGATGGAACGCTACAACGCCGCCGCGGAGCAGGCGGTCCAGGACTATACAGACGCCACCGGCGGGCTGAAAACCATCCTGACCAGCACCCTGCTGACCGGAGGGGAGCTGACGTCCGGAGAGGTCAGGCAGGCGAAAAGCCTGGGGAGCCAGATCGGGCACTCTCTGCTGGAGGCCATCGAGAAAAGTTACTCGGAGACGGAGCTGAGCGCGGCGCTGTTTAAGGACGGGGCCGTGGAGGCAGGGGGCGAGGACCTGTGGGCCGGGATCCTGGACACCATGGAATACGGCCACGAGACCGCGGTGGCGGAGGCAAAGCGGCTGGGCGGGGAGATCCGAGACGCACTGTCCAGCGCCCTGACCGACGGACAGATCGACGCGGCGGAGCTGCTGGGGATCCAGGACCTGTTTGACGAGGCCAACGCCCTGATCGCGGACCGGACCGAGGCCGAAAACGCGGCGGAAAAGGAGCGGATGCTGCGAAAGGCCCAGACCATGGGGCTGGACGCGGTGGACGAGATGGCGGACCTGGTGGCGGAGCAGCGGGATTCCGCCCTTGCCAACCTGGAGGAGGCCTACATACAGGGATATAAGGAGCTGTATGCTGGCGGACTGGCGAAAATACGGGCCGGGGCCCTTAACGCGGACGGGACACCCTATACCATGGAGAACCTGAAAGCGGAGCTGGACGCCTATGAACGGGGCAACGCGGCCCAGCAGATTGCCCAAAGGGCAGATGGGGACAAGACGCTGCTGTGGCTATTCGAGCATGCCGCTATGGAAAGCGACCTGTCCAATGCATGGACGGCGCTGAAGGAAATGGCGGGGAAAAGCCTGGACGGGACTGTGTCCGAGCTGGACAAGGTGAGGTTCCAATCCCTTCTGGGGGAAGACGCGGTGGACCTTGCCCAATACACCCGGGAGATGGTGGACGCCTTTGGCGGCGCCGCAGAGCTGAGGAAGCTGATCGGAGACTATGCCGAAAGCGGGGATATGGAAACCGCGAACGACCTGAACCGGCTGCTGGCCATGAACAGTCTTGCGGCCATGGCGGCAAATGAGAATATCCGGATGCCGTTTGACTCGCCAGGGGCGGAGGAAGGCTACCAGGTGGCCCCTTATTTGAAGCAGGGGCTCTCTGTATTGGGAAACGCGTTTTCAAATGTGCTGGCAAACACTGCGCCAACGGATTTTGTCAGCCTGGAGGGTGCGTCCAGCGGCGGAGACTATGTTGCACGGGTCGTACCAGAAATTGATCCGGCGGGGCTGGCGCAGCTGGGGAATACAACAGTGCCGGTGAGCCTTGTGCCAAGCGGGGACAGTATGGGACTGGAAAGCCTGGAAGGGAAGGAAGTCCGGGTGAGCGTGGATGGGGACACGGGGCCTCTTGCCGCGGCGATCCAGGAACAGAACGGAAAAAGAGTAGAGACCTTTGTAGACGGGGACGCCTCCGCGTTGGGAGCGGCCATCAGCGCCTATGACGGGCAGGTGGTGACGGTGACGGTAGCGTACAACAGTACGGGCGGGCCATCCCTGGGAGGTGGCACGGTATCCGCCGACGGCGCCGGGCCATCTGTCGGCGGCGGGCTGTTCGCGGAGGGCGGACGGGCGACAACTGCCAGTATCTTCGGCGAGGCGGGGCCGGAATGGGCCATTCCGGAAGCGCACACGGAACGGACCGCCATGCTGCTGGATGCCGCCAGAGAAGCCAGCGGCTTCACCTGGCCGGAGCTTTTGGGCAGGAACGGCGGACTGAACGGCGGGCAAAAAAGAAACTGGACGCTGGTATACAGACCGACCATTGTGGCGGCAAACGCCGACGGCGTGGAGCGGAAGCTGATGGAGGATAAGGAGCGGCTGGAAAAATGGCTGCGGGATAAGAAGCTGCTGGACGAATTGGAGGTGTATGCATGACGCTTTCCGGACATGATCACCATTGCTCCGCGGGGGAGACGTTTGACAGCGTGGCGCTGGCGGTATACGGAGACGAAAAATATGCCGCCGAGCTTCTGTGTGCAAACAGTCTGCTGTGTGAAAAAATGGTATTTACCGGCGGGGAACGGCTGGCGCTGCCAGTAATCGCGGTGGGGCAGGAAAATACCACCGGGCGGCCGATCCCCGCGGCACCCTGGAAGGAGTGAGCAAGTTGGGAGACATGGCACAGTTTGGCAGCCTGAAATTCACGGTCTCGCCGGACATGGCGATGCTGTTTCAGAAAATGCAGCTGTCCGCCGAGTGCGAAACAAACGAAGAGACCGGCGGCACGCAGCAATTTGTGACGGCAAAGAATGGAAAACCGGCGCAGGTGAGCATGACGATCCCCCTGTACGCCGCGCTGGGCGTGGATGTCCGGGAGATGACCATGAAGATCCTGAACACTGCTCAGCGGGGGACGCGGGACTTTTTCTATGTTGGCGGGAAAAAGCTTTTCCCATTTAAGATGATGATGACAAAGGCGGAGATCAAGGAAATGGTGATTGCCCCGTCCGGGACGTGGGTCAGCGCCGAGGTCGACGCCACATTCCAGCAAAGCTCGGCGGCCTGGATCATCGGGAAGGAGAAAAACCAAGCAGGTGTTTCGGCGGGCGGTGGCGGCGGAGAGGAGGGCGGCGGAGGCGGATATGCACCGCAGAAGCAATCGGTCAATACCACGACGCCTACAACTTCGACCACGGACAGGAACAAAACGGCCCACGACCTGCTCTGGGAAAGGGGCAGCGCTTACCAGGGCGTGGGGGCACACCCCATCCGAAAAGCCAGCTCGGCGGTTTCCAGCGCTGCCAAGACGATCGAAGACGCCAAGAGCAAAACATCGACGGTGACGAAATAGCTCCGGGCGCGGCATGGGACGGGGAAGGAATGGGCTTGCCCATTCCCTACAGAAACGAGGGGGATTTATGGCGCTATACATGATCGACAACAAACCAACGCCAATTGATTTCGAGTGCAATGATGACTTTCTTCGGCGCACTCTGCAAAATGCGAAGAATTTGCTGATGTGCCGTATGGGTGAGGTCCCCTATGACCGCAGGCGGGGGATCAATCCGGCTCTGTTTGAATTGGGGCTGGGAGAAATGAACCGTCAGCTCCTTCCAGAGGTCGACCGGGTGCTTGGGTGGGAGCCGGACGTGAAAGCAGTCAGCGCGGCGGCGACAAGGAATGAAAACGGGGAGACCGTTATTACCGTTACCGTGGAAGTGGATGTATGAGGGGGAAACAAACATGGACAACAGCGAACTTCATTACCTTACATACGACCCGGAGGAGATCTACAAGGAGATGCTGTACGCCTATATCGAAAACGGCGGAGATATTCTGTACCCTGGGGATGAAAAAGAGATCCTGCTGCGCTCCGTGCAGAGCATCATGGTCCAGGCGCTTGCCGGGGTCGACAATGCGCTGCGCATGTCGACACTGCGCTACGCGGCGGGGAGCTATCTGGATCTGTACGGCGAAAAGCGGGGATGCAGCCGGATCGAGGCACAGAGCGCCAGGGCGGTTATCGAGATCCGGTTCCGGGCAACCGGCCAGGCTGGTGTGATCGAGGCGGGCAGCGGCCTGACGGCGGCTGGAACGCGGTTTTATACACTGGACGCGGATGTTGTTCAGACCGGATACCAGCAGACGGTCCGCACGACGGTGACGGACCAGGACACGGGAAGCGCCGGAAACGGGCTGCTGGCTGGAACCCAGATGCAGTTGCTCGCCTCCTGCCCGGCGGTGGAGAGCGTTTTCTGCGTGGAGGACGCCGCGGGCGGACAGGAACGGGAGGAGGATGAGGCATACCGGGAGCGGATTCGCCTTTCCGGTTTGGTGGGCGTCACCACTGGCCCCCGTGTCCAGTATGAGACGGCGGCCAAAAGCGTGACCAGTGAGATCCTGGACGCGAGAGCCGTCAATCTCGGGGCGGGGGTGGTAGGCGTCGCCCTGCTGCTGGCAAGCGACACCGGCGCGGCGGCGATCCTGAAGAATGTGGAGGAGGCGCTTTCCGCCCAATCCGTCCGCCCTATGACGGATACGGTGCGGGTATACAGGGCGGCGGAAGTGCCCTACAGAGTGCACGTGCTGTACAAATTGGAATCGGATGGCGGAGGAACGGGAAAAATCGCGGACGTGGTGGCGGAGTACAAAAAATGGCAGGATGAGACCATTGGCCGGGCATTCAACCCCGACCGCCTGCTGGCGGGGATCTATCAGGCGGGGGCGGTGCGGGTGATGTGGGGCGAGGGAAGCGAATTCAACGGCGGCCCGGTGGCCTACACAGAGATCGAAGCCACCGCGCACTGTAAAGGGACGATTACGCTGGAGGTGATCCCGTGAGCGCGGCGGAAGACGGGAGAAGGAATGAAGGCGGCCCTCTCAGTCAGTGAAGCTGACAGCGCCCTCTCCAGGGGGAGCCAAGGGGTGGGAGAAATCGTTGAGGTGATTTTATGGTCGATGTGGATATTTCGCGGCTTGTACCGGTGTTTCTGCTGTGCGACACCAACGGCAGGGCGCTGGCAAAGGCAATTGAAAAAGGAACGCGGATCTTCTGTAGGATCCTGGATGATGGGATCCACACAGCGCTCCACGTGGAGCAGATGCCAGAGTGGCGCTTAGATGAAATGGCCTGGGAGCTGGGATGCCTGTATGACTTTCACGCGGGCATCGAAAGCAAGCGGGCATGGATACGGGACGCGGTGCCGCTGTATGCCAGCTACGGAACCGTTGAAGCGATATACAAATACCTGGGCGGCCGCTTCCAGGATGTGGATGTAGAAGAAAGCTGGCAGTATGGCGGCGAGCCCTACCATTTCCGGGTAACATTGGGCGGGGAATGGACAGAAGAAAAGGTGCAGTGGGCCCGCAGGGCGGTGGAGACGATCAAAAATGTCCGCTCTGTGATGGACGAAATGTCTCCTGGCGGCGGCTGCACCGTAACGGTTTCGGGAGAAACCATGTGGCGGCGGTTTCCATATGCTATGGCGGGCGGCCTCGTGCGGGCGGGAACGCTGCCGGAAATTGCCTTTACCGATCAAACAGGGGAAAACACGGATCCGTCCCAGGAAAGCGCAGTGGCAACGGCGCAGCCCGAGGGAACAGGAACCGTTTTTTCATATCCGCAAACGGGGGAGAACCTCCTGTGTGGGGAAGAAAATCTATAAAGGAGGCGATAGAGAATGCTGACACCGGCGGCACTGGATTCCCTGCGCAGACACCTGAAACAGTCCATTGCGTATGCCCAGTACAAAGCAGGCGGCAGGTATTACCGCGCGGATATCCAGAGCGCGGAGGTGCTTGCCGACGGGCGAATTTCGGTCACGTTCATCATTGACCACACAGTAGCTGGGGATATCACTGTGACAGAGGTCCAGCTGTATGACCACAGCGGCAGGCTGTGGGCCAGTAAGCCGGAATGCATCACACGGGCGGCAAACCAAGAAGGAATCTGGTACAGATTCCGATTCACGGTGGCGGAAGGGTAGGAGGTGAAATGAGTGGCTTACAAGCGAACAAACTGGCAGGATCATGCGGTGGAACGCCCAAGGACCTATACGGAAACGGTGAACAAGGACGGAAGCAAGACGCTGGTCCCATCTCCCGGAGAAGTATACCAAATGGGAACGCCCCTGAGCGCAACCAATTTTAACAACGCGGAGGAGGCGCTGCTGCACTACAGCGTAGCGTTCGATCTGCTGATGTCGGTGGTGAACGGCCTTGCCATGGATGCCTCCAGACCGGACCGCATTTGGACCACGGTGGAGCTGCCCGCCGACCGGTGGGCCGAAAACATTCAGACTGTGACCGTTCCGGAAGTGACAGCCAGCGCCCATGTCTTGGTCGCGCCAGACCCCGCCAGCGCAGGCTATCAGGCCTATCTGGAAAATGGCGTCCGGTGCGTCGGGCAGGGGGACGGGTGCCTTATCTTTCAGCGCGATTGCACAATGGATGACATGTTGGTCGTAAATGTGGAATTTTCTAAGTAAGAGGGGAAGATGATGATTATATATGGAACAGACGGCGCTGCTGGCACCGCCCTGACCATGGCCACCCCGGCGGGGGCTGTACGGAGGGAAGGTGAGCGGGAATGCCCATGAAGAACAGTCCACTGGAATTTCTGGCAAGCCGGTACGGAAGTGTGGTGAAATACGATGAAAAGGGAAATCCGTCCATTTTCTGTAAATTCCCAAAGATGAAGTCCAGAGATCTGCACCCGTCTCTGCCGGATCACACCCATCCTGCTTTTATTATCAACAAAAAAGAGCAGGACTACATACTCCTTGGCCAGTACAAAGGGACCTGTCTGGACGGAACATCCACCGGGACCATCTACAGTCTGCCCAATATGCCGCCAGCGCACAGCAGGACAGCAGATGCATTCCTGGAGCAGTGCAGGGCCTTTGGCGAGGGAATGAGCGGCATGACAGTGGCCGACCGGGGGTTTATTCTCCTGCTGGCACAGAAAAACGGCTGGGATCCCGGCGGAAACTCCAGCTATGGCCACTGCGATAAGGACGCGGAACCGTACACGCCGGGGACGGAGCTTCCTGCCGGAGCGAGGATCGGATACCGGGGATGGCTGTATGAATGCCTGACAGCGCACACAGCGGCCCAGCTGCTGGCACCGGACAGGTTCCCCGTGTACTGGAAGAAGCTCCGCCCAATCGGCGGAACCGAAGGATGGCCGGAGCTGCATGACCAGGGGCAGAACAACATGATTCTCACCCTCAATGGCAGCGGCCCCATGGACTGGTATCTGGACGGAACAGCCGGGAGCCCGTGCGATATTGTGGGCAATTTGTCCGAGCAGGACTACGGCTACCGGATCGTGGACGGGGAGCTCCAAATCCTTGAAAACAACAACGCCGCGGATCCAGAGGCGGATCTGTCCGAAAGCTCCGCCGCCTGGAGGGCGATCCTCCCGAGCGCCGTGGACGACGACTATACCCTGGTCACTCCGGGAACGGCGGGGACCCTTCACTGGACCTGGGCCGATGGGAAAATCACCCTGGATACCGCGGTGCGTTCGTTTGACGGAAAAAGCCATGAAACCAGATTTCGGGAGCTGGGCGTCAACAGCAAAACGCTGCCGCATATTCCGTCCATCGTCCGGGAGCTGGGGCTGTTTCCAACACCGGACAGCACCGTGGCGGGAACCTGCGCGGCGCTCTTTTCGGAGGGCGAGCTTTTCCCGAGACGGGGAGGGAGTTTCTGCGCCGGAAGCAAAACCGGCCTGGGATGCGAGGATTGGAGCGCTTTGCGCCAGAGCCAATCGTGGAGCTGCGGCGTCCGGCTCCGGGCGTTGCAGGATGAAAAGGATCCCGAGGAGGATCCCCCGCAGACTGGGGAAGTCCCTGCCTATGATGGACCCTATGCGGTGATCCCGACGGTGGGCGGAAGCAGTCTGCCTACGGCGGGGAAGCGGATGGGGGCGGATGTGACGATCCACCCCATTCCTGTGTACAACGTGAGCAATACTGCCG